TGAATGCAGTGTCCCACGTTTGGATGATGTACGAGCAGATCGGCGGCTTGAGGTCGTAGTCAATCTCGCCGTCCTTGTCCATGCCCCAGCACTTCCATCGCTCCCGCGGGACAATCGAGCTCGTCTCCATGAGCGGGTTCTGCATGTATTGGGCATTCCACCGCCACTTGATCATGCTGTTCTTGATCTTTAGCAGCTCTTCGACCTTCCAGAACTCCGGCCAGAGCGACTTCCAGACTGGGTCGCCGTTCTCGTCAACGAGCGGGTCGCCGGCTTCGTCCTCCTCCATCAGAAGCGCGGGAAACTCAATGACCTCGTACTGCTCGGCGTTCGGGTCCGTCCGCATCCGCTCAATGATCCGTCCGGTCATATCGAACGGCGACCACCGCTGCATCACGATGAGGATGGATCCACCCGGCTGGAGTCGGGCGCGGACCTGCGTGAACCAGTTCCACACCTGATCGAAGTTTTCCTTCGATGGCATGACGCTAGCCTTATCCGACCCAATGGAGGACTGCTCCCCGTGAGGGTCGTCCAGGATCAGTACGTCCGCGCCGAAGCCTACCGCGGTGGCTGTAGTCGAGGTGGCGAAGTAGTAGCCGCCAGATCCCGTCTTGAATTTCGTCTTCGCCTTGGTGTCGGTCGATAGCCGGAAGTCCGGGAAGATTTCGTTGTACTCCGGCTTGGCGATAATGTCCTTGACGGATTGGCCGAGCTTCTCGACCAGCGTCAGGTTGCACGATGCCTGAATGATTTGCTTCGTTGGATTCTTGCCGAGGTACCAGGCCGGGAAACGTACCGAGATGTGTTCGGACTTGCCGTGCCGCGGCGCGATGTTCACGATGACACGGACGGACTCGCCGGAGTCGATGCGGTGGAATACCTCCGAGAGTTGACGAAGGTGTGGGCCCTCGACGAAGGTGGGGCTGACGTGCCGCACGAACGCGTTGAAGTCCGTCACGGCCTGGTCGCGTCTGTACTGAGTCCTCAGTTCCTCCAGTTGCCGGAGGATGTTCGCTCGCTTGTCCTCCGGTAAGGCGCGGAATCGCTGGCTGATCTCGCCAGTCGGATCGCGGATGGCTGCGTTAATCTTCGCCACGAGATCCCGAATCGACGACAGCCGCTTCTCTGCGGCCTGATGCACCGTCAGGGGGACTTCCTTCTTTCCTCTTCTCACGTCCCCATTATTTCAGCACTGGTGAAAAACATAAAGTAATAGAAAAACTAGTTTCAATAAAACTATTGACTTTATTATTCCGCTGGGCGATGATTGACTCATGGAAACGAAGATGTTGCAAGTGAGGTTGCCAGAGGCGCTTCACGCAAAATTGAAGGTGGTCGCTGCGGTTAAAAAAGTTTCGCTGCGTGCCCTGATTGAAAAAATCCTTCAAGGTGCAGTCCAGTGAGGATTGCAAGCGCGGTAACAATCATGGCGGTCGGGGCAGCGATTATTGCCTACGCCCTGTTTGAGTGCCATGATCGCGTAGTCCTTGGGTCTGCCGGTGCGTTCCTGATGGCCCTCGGGAGGATCGTCGGGGGGAGAGAGTGCTGATTGCGCTTGGTGGTCGGCTAAAACCAAAGGAGCAATACCGGAGGAGCGGCGTGGAAACCGTGGAATCTGGCCGACCACCTGGCGCAAGCCAGCCGTCCGTTGGACGGTATATCAATAAGGAGAAATTGGTTAAAGAAAGCGAACGGTTAACAAAGCCCCCGGTTTCCCGACACTACCAGCCGGGGGCAACCTTGAGAGGAGATATGAAGAGAACAGGATTTATCGGTGGCTCCGATCTCGGATCCATCGTCAACGCGCCGCCCTACGGCTGCGCTCGAAAGTTGTGGTATCAGAAGCGGGCCATCGAGCCTGACTACGAGGTGCCGTTTCGCGGGCATCTGCTCCGCGGCGTCAAGCTGGAGCCGCTGATTGTTGACGAGTACGTTGCCAAGACAGGGAACAAGGTGCGGCGCCGCAAGGCCAGCAAAGGTATCGCCGAACACGAGATCGGCGCGATGGACCGCGTGATCCTCGGCGATGCGCGGGGGCCGGGGGTCCTCGAGTGCAAGTCGGCCAACGAGCGGGCGTTCCGCGAGATGCAGAAGAGCGGCATCCCGCTCGGGTACCAGCTTCAGATCCAGTGGTATATGGGTCTTTCTGAGTATCGGTGGGGGGCGTTCGCGATTCTTGAGCCTGCCAATTGGCGATTCGAGACGTTTGAAGTAGCCTTCGACCCGGCGGCGTTCGCCCTCATGCGGGAATACGTTGACCGATTCTGGGAGATGGTCCAGGGCGATGGCGAACCAGACCGCCTGCCGGCCAGCGACTCGCGCTGCTCGAAGTGCGAGTATCGGTTCTCCTGTCAAGGCGAGGCGCTGCTGGGCAGCATCGACCCGGACGCGGAAGCGTCGGAGATCCCCGGCATTGCGGCGCTGGCCGCTGAGTACCTCTCCCTTCGCGATGTCCGCGATGATGCCGAGGCGGCCATGGATCAGGTCAAGGAAGAAGCCCTTCGTCTCTTGGGCGATGCGGCTTCAGCCACCGCTCCCGGCTACCGCATCGTCGCCAAGCCCCAAGTCTCGCAGCGCGTCGATACGAATGCGCTGAAATCAAAACACCCGGAGGTCTATCAGAGCGTTCTGAAGCCTTCCGTGTCCAGACCATTCCGCGTGCTCCCGGCGTAACGGGGGAAGGAAGATATGTCACTCACAGAACAGATCCAGAAGGCGGCGGAAACACCGCAGCCGCAGGCGCAGGTGCAGTCGATCTCGACCATCCTCGACGACATCATCTCGGCTAGTGAGGCTGGTTCCCCGGCACGTAGCACCGCGCTCCAGATGAAGAGCGATTATGCCGAGGGGATGCTCTTCTCACGGGGCGTCACGGCGACCAAGAAGGTTGATCCGGCGGATATCGCGATGCGGATTCGCTTCGGCCGCGAACTCGGACTCTCGGCGTTTCAGTCGGCGCGGGGACTCTATTTCGTCAACGGGATCCCCGCGATGATGGGCACCGTTCTTGAGCTGCTCATGCGGCGGCACGGCTACTCCTGGGAGTTCCTTCAGCGGGACGTGAAGGGGTGCAAGCTCCAGCTCGTAAAGGGAGGAGAGGCGGTCGAAGGCGCGGTGGCTTCGTTCACCGAGGAGGATGCCAAGCGGATGAAGCTGTCCGACAAGGACACCTACAAGCAGGACCCCGAGTCGATGTTCTTCTGGCGGGCCTTAGGCCGATTGCAGAAGTTCTACGTCCCCGAGGCGACCGAGTACATTTCCGTCCTGGCCCCCGGCGAGGTGCCGATTGAAGAGGTGGTGACCGCAACGGAAGATCGTATCTCGGCGACCACCGCACTGCGCGAGAAACTGGAAAGCCGGAAAGCCTGAAGGAGGCTGAATAATGACCTACGAAGACAAGAAGCGTTACGAATGCTCGATCCTTGGCGTGCGGCACGTCAAGATCGGACAGAACCAGACCCCGGGCCTTGAGTTCGCCCTCCGCATGGAGGACGGACGACAGGACTCCGTGACGAAGTTCCTTACGCCAAAGGCGATGGAGGGTACCCGGAAGAGCCTGATCGGTCTCGGTTGCAGCGAGAGCGATCTCACCGGAAGCGACTGGTTGCGGAAGATCAACCAGGCCCTGAGCGACAAGCCGGCGGTCGCCATTGCTGAGGACAACGGGAAGTACGGAGTTCGTCTGGCTGCGCTGTATTCGCCGAATCAAGGTCCACAGATTGAAGAAGCTGGCTCTTCGCCGTCGCCGTTTGATGCGGCGGGGGATGAGAGCGTGCCGTTTTAAGTTGAGAGAGGAGGAGAACATGAAGTTAGTAAAGTTGGGAAATGTTTTAGTTAACCCGCAGTATGTCATCGCAGTACACAAGGCCAAGGAGGATGGCTTTTGCTGTCTGTTTCTTGTTTCCGATGGGGACCCCTCTGGGAGCATGATCCTTCTGAGCGGCACTCTCGAACAAGTGGCCGGACGGCTAGGGGCGGCTATCGTATGATCACCACCTTTGTGCTCTTGGCCCTGGCCGGCCTGATGATGCTATTCTTCGTTCGCCACCGAGAAACCGGATGCGATGGCATCTGCCATACGCTTGTCCTGCTCTCGAATGGGGCAAAGTTGCTCTCGCGTTTGTTGATGGCACTTGCCGCTGCCGAGGCTCGATTCCGCGAAGGACTCGACGCCGCGGCGGTGGCGGGACGAGTGGAGATGGGAAAAGCATGGAGGGAATCGAGATGATGGAGAACCGAATGGTTGTACCCGGCCCGGATCACCCGGCCTACCAGCGGGAGCCGGAGCAAGTGCGCCTTGCCATGCCGTTGGCGCCCACCGAGGCCATGGCGCTGGTGGCGAAGTGCGCGACGGTGGCGGACGAGGCATGGGAGCGGCTGGCGGGATTCTGTCGATACCGGGGGTATGTGTTCCCCGAGTGGGAGATCGTGGAAGCCGAGGCGACGGCGGACGGCGTGACGATTGTCGTGGAGCGGAGGTGGGGCGGTGACGAAAGAACGCGCACGTGAAGAGTTTGCCGACGCTGCCTTCGCAATGGCCTGCGCTGGCATCCCGCTTGAGGACGCCAAGCTGTTGCTCGAAGCGCAGTACCAGATCGAAGCCGAGGATACGGAAGGGGAGGTGGTGCAATGAGAACAGCATCTGACGTGCTGACGAACCCGAAGCCGGGGGATGTGGTGATGATCGGCCCTGGATGGACTCGCAGGGTGACACAGCGAAACGGCGACATGGTTGAGTTTTATTCGACGTTCGGCAAGCGCAGCACAGCAACGACGACCGGGCCATATGGGCAGAGTGTTCAAAGGTGGAAGAACGAACTGACCAACGTCGAGGTAATCAATGTCGCTCCCGAATAACGAACACGCCGCGCGGCTGCGGGAAATGGCGGCGGGCAATCGGCGATGGGCGATTGCGTACCAGTACGAGACGG